ACGATGCGGACGCGGCGGCGTGTGCCAGCGCCGCTCACCCAGGACTGCGCCTTGGGCTTGTCGTCATAGGTCCCGCCGGACTCGCCGAGCGTCACCGTCTCGTCAAAGACCTGCCCCGCTTCCTCGCCGAACTGGCGGATAGCTTCGTTCCGGTCCATCCACACGATGACGCCGAGATAGGCAGCATCAGAGAAATCATCCTCCGAAGAGAACGGGTCCCAGAACATGCGGTCCCAAGCGCAGCGGCGAACCTTGATCGTCACCGCCGGCCCCATTGGCGTGAGCATGGTGGAGGCCATCGGATCGGGCGCGCGGGCCTCTACCGTGATCTCCATGCCGCACCAGCCGGCCTTGAGCATGTCGCCCCAGGCGCGAGAGCGCAGATCATCGTACTTCTGATCTTCGCAGACGTATTGCAGCGCGTCCGTGGCCGCGTAGCTGTCCTGTTCGTGCCGGGGTGTGCGGGGAAGAGCGCGGGGCTTGGTGCGCTGCGTGCGCTCCATGCCTTGCAGATAGTCGATCTTCTGCCGCGTCAGGTTCCACATGATGGGCGGCTGGCCGCGCTTGCGAAGCTCCTTGATCTCCTCTGCGGTCCACTGCTTCCCATCGTAATAGTCGACATAGGTCTGCGCGCGGGTGCGGCTGTAGTCGGAGCCATCCTCGGCATCAAGGAAGCGGTCAATCAGGAAGCTGTGATAGTGTGCATCATCCATCAGGCGAGCTTCCAGTTCATGCCCTCTTCTTCGGGCTCGTCAAACCAATCTCGCGCACGGCGGGGCGACTTCGGTTCAATGTGCGGAATCCATGGGCGCGACATGCAGGCGTAACGCGCCTCATCCGCAACGTGATCTTCGGCGTCGGTGTCTATGTCTTCCGGCCGCTTGTCGTCATGCGGCAGGCTGGGGACGGTACGGATGAAGTCCCGGCAGGTCTCGAACACGTACAGCATGGGCACGCCGTCCACGCCTTTCATGCGCTGGCGCATCTCATCCCAGCCGCCCATGGCGCCGTTGCCACTCACGCGCTTGTTGTCGGCACGCATGAAATCGACGCCGTTGAGGCTGAATATCTCTGCTCGGCTAGGGCCGCCGTCTTCCGCAAAGATGGCAGGATCAGCAACCGAATAGGCTATCTTCTCGCCTTCATCCCGAGCCTTGATGCCGGCGGCGACTTCCTCGGTCGTGAGCTTGAGGCCCTTGTTCGCCGCCTTGGCGCCGTACCACTCGCGATATCGGATCAAAGCCCCGCGCGGGATAGAACCGTGGTCGTCGCCAGCTACAGCCCACCAGCCCACCGAGAACGGCGCGGCGGAACCCCAATCGAAAGACCGGAAGCGAAGCCAATCTTTCGGGATCGCAAACGGCGCCACGACGTGCTTGGCGCTATTCCAGCAGTCGAAGAAAGCCCCTTCGACAACGTTCCAGTCTCCCTCAAGCCACGCCTTCACCAAAGCGGCAGAGCCGGCCTGGAACAGGTTGGCGACATAGCGCGGATCGTTCGCCAGCAGTTCCGGGTTGTCGGTCAGCTTGGCAGGGATGAAAACCCGCGAGCTTTCAATGTGCGATCCGTCGAACGGATTAACGAACACCTCGCGCACGATGCTGTAAGCGCCTGCATCAATGTAGCGCTCTTTCACCCAAGTGTGCCCAGGGCCGCCGGGGTTGCAGGTTGCCCGAAAACCCGTAGGGACACCCGCCGCGCTGCGCAGCGTCGCCTTGAGCTTGTCGAGTGGGCCGGGATCGGGGAACTGCGTCAATTCCTCGACATAGACCCGTGTGTAGTCGTGCCCCTGGTAGTTGTTGGCGTCGTCGTCGCGCTCTAGGTAGCGGAAATACAGCACCGCGCCGCTAGGCCAGACGAAGCGGCTCTTCTGCTCTTCCCACTTCGCACCGAGCGGGCGATATATCCTCTTGGCGCGCTCAATCGTCGGCGTCAGGGCCGTAAGCGTGCGGCGGATGAATAGGCCCTTGGCGTCCGCGCCGTAGCGCTTGGCGTGTACCGCCCATTCACCGAGGCTAGCGTCTGTCTTCCCGCCGCCACGANCCCCGCCGTAACACACCTCGAACACGGGGCATTGGACAAACGCGGCTTGCGGCCCTTTCTGCGGGCGCCAGATTATGTCAGTTCGGGCGAGCGTGCTGCGCTTCCCACTCGTCTTCTGAGAGGGGCTGGTCGCTGACATCATGGTTGATGTTTACGTTCTCGCTGCGCTCAACGAACATGCCGAGTTCTTTGCCCAGGAGTTCAAGCGCGCGGTTGGCGACAGAGCCTTCATAGCGATACTCGCCAGAGGGCTTTCCGTCCTGCATCACGGCTTCGGCCTGCATAGCGCGGTTGGCGTTCTCGACTAGGCGCTCAATCACCCATTGGCGGGAAATGACAACGCCTTCGGCAGCACGAGCGGTCAATTCCGCTACCCGTTGCTGCACGTTGACATTTGATGACAGGCGCGAGGCAGCGGTGCGGTCACCTTTGTATCCGGCCTCTGTGTAAGCCTCAGTCGCGCTCTTGCCCTTCGCTAGCTCTTGGGCGAAGCGCTCCCAGCGGTGGTTGGAAAGAATGGGCACTACACGGTTCTTGCAAATTCGCCGTGCATCAGCGCTGCGGCGCTCGCATATGCGGCGTGGGCCTTTTCTGGGCTGTCGAACGAGCCCAGACTTGTTTGGCGCCCATCTTTCACAATGTAAGCGCGCCACTTTTTCTGGTCGGGCCTCCAACTAACGCCCTTAAACCCAGATGTGTTTGTGCTCCGCCGCTTCCCGTTCATGGTGTTTTGCGATGCGGAAGCCTCCCTTAGATTTGAGGGGCGGTTATCTCGCCTGTCCCCATTTATGTGATCTACCGTGGCTTCCGGCCACCGCCCATAGCTAAAGAGCCACGCCAGCCTGTGAGCAAGGTACCGGCGGCCGCGCACTCCTATCATCCAATAGCCAGATGGGTGGGGCTGGCCAGCGGGCGCGCCGGCCTCTACCCGATATCTGTTGACGCGCCAAAAGAACCTGCCGGTTGACGGCTCAAACCGCAAAAGCGATTCAAACTCATCAAAAGTCGGCTCATGCCTGGAGTTGGAGAGGATCGGCATCAGTCCTTCCCGCCTCCCATTCCCTTCATCCCTTCCGTCTCAGCAACACGTGGCCAGAGGTAGACGCCTTGGCTAGGGTCGTGAGCCTTCACCATGAAGCTGTGCAGATTACCCCAGAAGCTTGGGCACGGGGCGCTTGTGAGCCAGCGGGCTATATCTGCGGAGCAGGTGAGAGTGATGGGCATTGCTGACGTCACAGGCATCCCGTGGCAAAAGCCGGCAGCCCGTCTATTCGGGCCTTGCGAGCGTTAGTGTCGACGCGGCGCCTTTGGTTCGGAGGGCACCTGTGGAAGGGCGCCACAGCACAGCAGGTGGGCTGATCTGGCTTGCCGCTATGTCCTGTTGGACCGCGTCGAACTGTATGACCTGGGCTTAGTCGGCGCCTGTCCCGCGAAGGGTAAGGCCGTCCGCATACAAGCACTTTAGCGGACCCGTTCCCCAACTCTCGCAGCGCGGGTGGTGGAGGCTCTGGCGCTGCGATCCCCTCCACAGGGCCGGTCATCTCGTTTGCCCGTGAGGGCGAAAGGTTCGAGCGGCCGGGCGTCACAGGCCGGACTGCGCCACGGTAGCGACCCGTAGCCGTTTAGCGCGCTCTAGCCGCCTCGTCAGGCGGATTGGCAAAGGTGCGAGGATTCGAACCCCGGCCGCAAGGTTTTGGAGACCTGCGTGCTACCGCTACACCACACCGATGCACTCGACGCGACCGCACCGGCGGCTTGCGAAATGGGGAGTTGGCGGTTATCGGCCGTGAGCGGTGCCGGCCCAGCCCCATCTTCGCGTCGGAAATTCTACAGGCGCAACTCACGCCCATACCGAATCATACCCTGTTCGCCGTAACCGTCAAGCGCCTATCAGCATATCCGAAGGAAATTGACAGAACATCGAGGCAGTCACGGAAAAACCGCCCAAAATAAAGCTCATCATGCTTCGACCCGTTGGCAAATTCCGAGGCGATATACCGGATTGTCTCGCGCCTCCCCAAGACTCGGCGCACCAGGACCGCGCCCCTCACCCCCAGATCACCATCCGCTAGGCGAAGGTCTCGGACGGCTTTACGCTGGCGATCCGTTAGGGGATCGGCAGTCTCGCCGCCTCCATCCACCGGCTCCTTGGTCGTGTCCATGGCTTTGATGCCGCCAATCTCGGCACGCTCCCATAGGGCTTCCCAATGGCGCCCGGCCGCATACTGGCATTCATCAATCTGGCGCCGCGCCTTAAGCTGCGCAAGCACATCCGAGCGCAGGTTGCGGATGACCGCGCTGCGCTCGTGCGGCCCGTCCAGAGGCCCCCGGATTTCGTCTTCCGAAGGGATCACACCCTTGGGGTTATCCAGCGAGCGACGGTCGAAGGTCTTCACCTCGGCGGGGCGCCGCGTCGGCTTCCGTTCCGCCTTGTGGCGGGTGTAGGCTTCAAGCTGCTTCTTCGCCAATGGTGCCTCCTGGCAGGGAAACGGGGTATGCTCTAAAATCGTCTAGGAGCGTCGCTGGCAGGCGTTTTGTGCCCCTAGGCTGTCCGGTAGCTAACTGAGCGAGTTTTGCCGCCAGCGCTTACGCCTAGCCATGCACGATGCCGTCGTAACTTCCGACATCATCCACGGCCTTCCGTTCGGGCTTGGCGTAAAAGTCCACCGACGTGGAACTGTCCCGCTTGGCCTGCACGGCATAGGCCGAGCCGTTCAACATCAGCAGGTCGCCAATCGCCGGCTTGTACTTCCGGGGCTGCGAGCACACAGGGGCGCCCGTCTCGTCTTCGAAATGAACCACGATGCGCTTGGCGGTCATGTACGGCCTCCCATCCTGTTGACGTTGAACGCCGCCCGGCGCTCGATCTCGTGCAGGCCCTTGTCGGTGATGATGGCTTGCGCTCGCATCCGAGGGGTTCCGTCTCGCTCAATCCCGGCATCCGCCCAAGTCAGTTCGACCAAGCCGAAGCGCTCCAAGCGATCAAACACCGGGGTTGCCGCGCTCCAAGCGAAGCCTGGCGCAAAGCCCGGTTGAGACAGACAGGCCGCGCGAAGCCACATGTAGTCGTTTGCCTTGAGACCAATCATGCCCGGCCTCCCTCGCTCAGCTTGGCGAGGATGTCGCCAATGTTCGCCGCAACACGTTCGCGGGCTTCCTTCGACGGGCGCTCGCGGCTGATGGGTTCGGCAGACAGCAACCGGCGCAGCTTCGTGATCTGCATCCGATGCTCCAGCGTCTGCGCTTCCGCCAGCCGGCGCCATTCGCCAACGCTAGGGGCGAACCGCACGTCGCCCTTGGCCTCGCCGCGCCGCCACTTGCTCGCCGCCTGGCGAACCGCCCACAGAGGCAAGCCGGCAAGGTCCTGCGCAAACCCGGCGATCTTGAGCTTGTTTGCCTCGACCGACAGGTTCGACGGGTAGACCGTGAACATCTCGCCCACAGCAAGCGTCAGGTCCCGAAGCGAGGCCGGGGCCAGCGCCGCCTCAATCTCGTCAATGCGGGATTCGATAGACGCCCGCTGCGTCGCGTTCGGCATCATCGTAGCCGGGAGCGATGGGCGCCCCTCCACCTCCCCGACTGCCGCCACCAAGGAGCTGATCCAGCGCGGTAAGGGCGTTGTCGCTCCCGCTGGCAGGCCGTGGTTGCCACTGGTGATTTCCGTTCCGTTTGCCATCGTCCGCTGCCCTCATGATCCAGTTCCGCCACGTCGCATCCCAATCCCGCTTGCGCCCATCGGCGCCGGACTTGGCGAACCAGTAGTTTTTGAACTTCGCCAACTCGCGCACCGCAGCGTCCCGGCTTCCAAGCTCGGCAACCGCCATCTCCTGGCCTTCAATGCAGGGCTTCCAATCCTTCGGCAGGAATTCGCCCCGCGATTTTTGAGGGGGCCGAACCACCGAAGGTGGTGAGGGGTGTTCTTCTTTCTTCTCTGTCTCTGTATCTGTCTCTGGGGCGTTACACTGCGTTACAGCGCGTTTCTCAGCTTCCGCTTTGCGTTCCCTATGTGTCCTAACGCGTTGCGAGCTATCATCTTCTCGGCGCGGCTGGCGCTTCTCCCAACTTGCGAACCTGCCGTTGCTGATTACGCCTTTGCTCTCTAGGGCGGAGACAATGGCGTCCACCTGTTCGGGCTCACACCCATAGAAACAGGCCATCCCGTCAGCGTCATAGCCCGCGATGTTGCCGCGCTCAGACGCCTGAGATGCGCGGTCCATAAGCGCCCACACCACAGCGACAGCGATGCCGGGCGCTACGCCAGCCCGCCGGGCGATGCCCAGCCATTTCGGATCGGTAGGAGCACCGTGCCAAGACCGAAACCAGTCTGTCATAACTCTCCCCCCAGCATTGAAAGCTGCTTGGGCGGCGCCGGGCGCTCAACGAACATGTCAGGCTGGGCGTAAGCCTTGCGGATGCGCTCGCAAGCTATGTCGAAGTAAACTGGCTCTTTCTCTACGCCAATAAAAGTAATACCAGCCTTGACGCACGCAACCCCTGTTGTTCCGGCCCCCATAAAAGGGTCAAGAATGACTTCAACGCCTTTTGGAAGCCGATCCAAGCACCACTTCATCACCTCAACAGGCTTCTGGGTGGGATGCTGCTTGCCATCCTGCATGGCGACAGAACGAGGTAGATTAATACGACGTGCCGCTCCATCGAACGAGCACCAAGCCAGTTCAAAATCGGCGAGCGAAAAATCAGTCTGCCCCTTATCCCATGAAAGCCACTTGCCCGTGGGGGGCAAAACGTCAGTCCAGTAGTTGCCCCCCCAGACTATGGAGTACTTTCCAGCCCTTACCGCCATTGCCACCAGATCAGGCGGGGTGCGCTCCTTGTCCCATCCAGGGGCGGCGTAGTCCTTCCATCCGTTTTTCTGGCTGTTACGAGTTCGGGCCGCATTAATTCCGTAGGCGGGGTCAGTAACAACCGCGTCGACCATCCCAAGCGTCGGTATTACATCCCTGCAGTCCGCCAAATACAGAGTGCAGTCGCCAATATGCTCAACACGCATCTGTCGCCTCCCTTACGCAATCAAGGGTGCGGACGGGGCCTTCTTCGGCCTGCCGGCGCTCGCGCTCGTCTATCGGGGCGTACATGCCTTCACGCACGCCGATCTCGCGCATGGCGAGGATCGCAAGCGTGTAGTTTCCAAGGCCATCTGCCGACCAGTCGTAGGCTTGAACCTCTTCGCTCATTCGCCGCCCTCCTCTGCGATCTGGCGTGCGGCGCTTTGGATGGCAGACACAGGGGCGACAGCGACGCCATCTCGCATCCAGACGACGTGCTGGGGATTGGCCGCGCACAGGGCGACAAGATCACGAGCGTGCGCGAGGTCGCCGGACAGCATTTCGGCTTCCGACTTGCGGATGGCTTTCGCACGGTGGCACACGGACGGCGCGTCGATCTGGACAAGCGCGTCCATGCTGGCGAGTATTTTGGACAGGGCGGGGCGGGGCTTCATGCGTGAACCCCGAAGCGCTCTTTGATCGCGGCAACCTCAGCGATGATCTTGGCGTCGCCGGCCTCGATCAGAGCTTCGATCTTCCGCACGCCGTGCAGGATCGTGGTGTGATCCCTTCCGCCGAAGCGCCGGCCGATGTCGGGGAGCGAGCGGAGGGTAAGCACCTTCGCCAAGTACATGGCGATCTGACGCGGGCGCATGACCTTCCATGTACGGCGCTGCGAAAGCACGTCTTCGACGGCGACGCCGTAATGCGCGGCTGTCTCGCGGATGATGGTCGCGACCTTCGGTGCCATGTCCACGATCAGCCAATCACGCTCGCGCACGATAACGGGCTCAGGGTTGTGCTCGTGCAAAATCGCGGGCACGTCATCGTCCGGCTTTGTCCAGAATGCCGGAGCGGTGACGGGCTCAGGTTCCTTGGCCTTTGGGGCTTCCACCAATTTCAAGACGGGCTTTTGCGCCTTGGGGGGGCGTGGCACCGACAAGACGACAGGCTTGGGCGGGGCGTGCCGCTTCCGATAGATCGCCATGTACCGGCGCTTGGCTTCCTCCGGCGTGATCACCTCGAAATTGTCAGGGGTGGCCTTCCGAACAGGGATAGGGACAGACGTTAGCTTGCGTCGCTCCCATTCCAGGGTGCCATAGACAAATGCCGGGTTGGTTTCGTCGGGAGTTTCGTTGAGCATAGGCTACTCCTACGAGTGCCGGGCGAGGCGAATTGCGCCCCAGCCTGTCAGCACGGAACAAATCTCTTCGTGGGAATGGCAGACGGCATAGAGGCCGTGCGCCTCGATCACGCGGCGCTGAAACTCGCGCTGCTCTTGGGATTGGCGGCCTTTCTTGGCCTTGATCTCGATAAATGCGGCCCGGCCATCCGGCAGCACGAAACACAAGTCGGCCACCCCCGGCAGAACACCCATAGTCTTGAGCTTGGCGCCGGTCAGAGAGGAGCGCGCCTCGCCATTAGGAGTGTGCCAGTAGACAAGCCGGGGATGCGCGGCGAGGCGCAAAAGCTGTATCGCCGCCTTGTGGATCTTGTCTTCGGTGACGTGGCGCGGGTCGCGCGTTTCGATGGCGTGCAGGGTCATTTCCGCGCCCTCGCAATCGCCACCTCGGCGGCCTCATCATCNCCNGNGCNNCNGCACCCCCACAGGGTGAGNGNNAGGACNAACGGGTCTATGCNCTTNGATGCCCAGAAAGCCGCCTCAGAGCCCTTGTGCTGCTCGTCGTGGTGCGTGCGGCACAGGGGAAGNGTCCANCGGTCATCGGCCTTCTGGCCTATGCCAGTGCCGCGCTTCCCATAGATCGGAGAGGCCATGCGGATATGCGCAGCGTCGACCGGGCGCTCGCCACAGCAGACGCACGGCAGCGAGCGGATGAANTTGANGTGNCCNGCGTTCTCTTGCCGAGGCCGCTTGCGNTTGTAGGACATCGGGCCGGTGAAGGCTTCTGGATCGGGGACGATACGAAAACCGGCCATTACGCGGCCCTCCGCCCTGCGAGAATGTCGCCAATCTCCGCAAGCAAGTCGTCCCGGCTCATGTCCAGAACCTGCTTGCAGATGAGGTCAACGGCTCGGTCGAACCATTGCTCAAACTCGTCCTGCGTCATCGAGGCGAAGCTGATCGACTTGGCGACGACGTAGGGAATGCCCGTCACCACGTTGATGCGCGTCTCAAAAAGCCCCGTCGCNATNTTGAGGTCATCCAAGAGCGTTTCGACGGTCGGCCATTTCTCNGTATTGTCCTGCACCAGNTTCAGCAGGGCGAAGAGCTTCCGGTGATGGCTGATGTTCCGGGGGCGGTGCAGATTGACGAGATAGCCGGCGCCGTCCTTCATCTTGGCGAAGGCAGAGGCAGCGTCGGCGTCGCCGGGGAAGAGGCCGCCGTTTTTCTTCACAAAGACGCGGGAGCGCAGGTCGGAGGCCATGGCTATGCGGCCTCCCGGCGCTCGTAAGTTGCCACGAGCTGCGCCAGCTTGGCGTCAAGCTCGGCAAGGAAGCCGGCAACGTCATTTTCGAGAGATGCGATTAGATCGGCATCGCGCGGGACCCTCTGCACGAACACGCGCATGCTCTCTGGCAAGCGGGGATCGTAGGAAACGAAGTCGCACCACTGACGCCCGGTGCAGGCCATCTGCCACTGCATCTGAGTGACGTATTTTCCGGGCACCGAGCGACACAGAAGGGTGTCGAGGTGCGTTGCCGTGTTCGGGCACTTGATCTCGATCAGGCCAACATCGCCGACCAGGCCGTCCGGGCTGGCGCCGGTCATCAGGATGGACGGATGCGCGACAAAACCGACCTGCACAACCTCGGCGCCCGTGCGGAACTCATACGCAGCGCGAGCATCGGGCTCTTTCTCGGTTCCCCACTGCATCGCCGCGTTGCTGAATTTCTCCGCCGGCTCTCCGGTCAGGCGCTCAGCGATCAGTTCGGCCATATAGTTTGCGCGGGAGGCACCCCAGCCGGTTTTCGTTTTGGCGACCACATCGGCCACGCGCGAAGCCGTGACGCGCCCCAGGCGGGCGGCAAACCATTCCGGCGAGCCCTGAACGATTTCATCCATCACTTGGCCCTCTTGGCTTCGAGGGCAGAGACGGCCGCAGCGTACTTGGCGGCGGGGATGGCGGCGAGGCTCGGTACCTTGAGATAGGCGCAAAACTTGCCGGTGTCCGCGTTCACCTCGGCGATTAGGTCGCGCAGCTTGTCGAGTTGTTCGTCGCTGATGACCTCACCGGCCCCAGCGGCGCGCGCGTCGTCATCCTCTCCATGCGAAGTCAGGTTCAGCAGCGCTGCCGCTGTGTAGCGCTTCCCGTAGCTCGTGGACGATCCGACCGCCTGCACCGCATTCTTGCTGCCGGAGTTGTCGATAGGGAGTTGCATCGTCGTCTCTTCGGAATGCCCTTCGCGATGAGAGAGGATGCCGGTCACGATGATCGCTGCGTCGGTGCGCCCGGTTCGGAAGCTCAGCGCGAAGCCGTGCTTGGACAGAACCGGCTTGATGGCCTCATTGATGTCTTCCCATAGGGCGTAGGACTGCGGCTTGCCGCGCCCGATGTCGATCTTTCCACGTTCAGCGATGGACGGCAGTTCGCACTGCATGGACGCGAGGGCCGAAGCATAAGCGGCCCGCGCCTGGCGCTCGACAACGCGCTCGTGCATCAGCATGAGACGTTCCATCTTGTCGATGTCGACGTTCGGATCACGCGCGGCGCGCTCGATCATTTCGAGATAGGCGTCGGCACCGACGACAACCGGGGACTGCTCTTCCCGCTTGATTGCCACGGCGCCCTGAGTTGCTGTATTCATGATCCGTTCCTTGACTAAAGCCGCCCGTGTGAGCGTTGCCCCCGCGATCCGGGCGGCGAAGGATCGCGACGCAGAAGGTCAGGCGGCGTCGCCGCTGTCCGTGAAACGCTTCTGGATGTATGCGAGGCCCTTCCCCGTCACGAGCGTGCGGGTATAGGTGTGGCTCTCGCCGCGCTTGTCCTTGAATTGCCTCTCGACAACCCGGAAGTAACCTTCATCCACAAACCTCTGATACGGGAGGTTGCCGGGCTTCAACATGGCGGCGTCGCGAAGCCACGCGAAAAGACGGTTCTGGCCGGTGCCGAGAACCTTCGCCACCTCGTCAATTGTCTGGCAGTTGATCGCCTCGGCCACGTGGTCGTGGAAGTCGACTTTCGGCTTGTCGGCTTCAATTTGAGCCTTCTGCGTTTCGACAGTCTCGGCAAGATCGGCGGCGAGGCGCAGGGCTTCGGGAAGCGAGCGCGGCACCATGTAATGCACGTTCGCGCCGCTCTGCTGGCGCAACTCGGACTCCATGGCGTTGAAGGCGGCAATGTACTGGCGCTTCCATTTCAGAGCGCTAGCCCCGGTGAAGCCCATCGCGAGAAGCGTGAAGCCGTCGCGGGTCATATCGAATGATCGATAGGTCTGGCCCGTGCTCTGCTCGACGTAGGGGGTGTGCATGAAATCATGCAGACCCAGGTCGCTTTCCTGAGACAGAAGGTTGTCGATGCTCGCGAGCACCGAACGGTGCTCCTTGCCAAAATACGCCGCCACATCGCGGCTGTTCGTCAGGGCCTCGCCGTCACGGGCCGTCACCACCGGGTTCCGCGCTGCGTCCGCCGCCGAATGGTCCTCGACACGAACAGCAGGCGCCGCCTCTTCCGGCTTCGTGGTCGCCTTGATCATCCCCAGCATCCGGCGCAGCTTGCTTTCCGTCGTCTGCGGCGTCCGATGGCTGGAGGGCGTGCCGGCGAAATGGAACGTCCGTTCCTCGCCGCGATAGGAGAAGCGAACCGCCGGATGCGGGCGCTGATCAATCACGTCGTGCCGGGCAATGCCGAACTCTTCCAGCACGCGGACAACCGAGCGATACGTGTCGTTCGCGCGGATTTTGCTCTTCACGTCCTTCGACATATCCGGCTCCGTTGGCATGAGGGAAATTGTCAGGCCGCCTCGTGGCGCGCCGCGCGTACGCGAGGGGCGATGTCGAGGAACACCTCGTCCGCCAGCGCCTCGCGCTCTTCGATCTCGTCCAGCTTGCCAGCCGCCATCTTTTGCCGGCGCTTGATTGCAACCTTCGCGGCGTCGCATTCGGCTTTGCCGTGCGCGTCGCGGTAGGACTTGAAGTATTCACGCTTATCGTTCTGCAAAATCTCGATTTCCGCATCGAGGCGGTC